CAGAAGTCCTTCCTGGAGCTAAACCAGCTCCGTAGCCGACCTATCGGTCAGTAACGAAGGCAGTGGCTTAACGCCAATTGTCATTAGTGTTGACTCGTGCACGGAGGCGGCACGTCGGTTGGAATTTATTCCGACGTCGGGCGCCTGTCTCTAAGCACCGGTACTAGGATTCTCAAAGGTAGAGACTCCATCATACGAAAGAGGAAGCAAAGGATTGTATAGGCTGAAACACACGCGAAAGCGGATCGAAGGTAAGACTTCGACAGACCGGCGAACACGGTGGCCTATGGAAAGCATTCGGTTGAATGACTAGGTGGGATAATCAGAATGAAACTCCCATTATAGCTTTAACCTACGGTGTTGACTGTAGAAAGCCAAGTAACCGCGACTATTGCCCTAAAGGGATAGTAGGAAACGTAGTTCATTTGATAGCGCTGGATTAGCGAAGCAGAAATGTCTAGCTATGAAGGCCACTAAATTTGAATGAAGTGGAATAACCCCTTTAGTTCCTCTCTAGAAGGTGAATGATCACCGCGATGAGAGTGAAGGTACCAAAGGAGCTCACGAGGGGAAGCGGGAAGAATCTGTTGGGAACTGGCGTTGCCAGTGAAGACGGGTTCGGGGCCGTGGAACCAAAGTGGGTTGCTAATGGAACCCTTCAGCGAAACCTATCGCCTCCGCTCAGGAGCGCCTGCGGCCCTCGTAAGAGGAAACCGAAGGTGAACTAGGCAAAGAACTTAACAAATTCAATGCTCTTCAAACTACTCCAAATTAAAAACTTGAGAGTTAGCGCGAAACTAGTTCATTGGCGGCCACATTTAAAAGTGTGGCGGCACCTTCTAGAACCCATGATTTCATGGACTAGATTGGTGTCAGGTGGGTTATCTCGAAGTAAGGTTATCCAATTAGCGACCTTCGCAAAGTGGGTATCGAATATGGTACGTAAGCAAGGGACGCCAGGGCTAGTCCAATATCTAAAAACCGCGCACACTATGCTAATGCAGGGTGTGCCCGGGTCAGAATTGAAGGTGCCTTCGAGAGAGATCTCTAAGGTTGCCGTGGCCGCGAGGGGAGACAACCTCCCAGCTGTGATTCCACGCTACGCGCGTGGTTTCATTAGACGAGGAGATGTTTCCACTATTCGATTTTGGCTTACGCTATTGGGTATGTATAGAATACTCTTAATCGAACCGAAGTATAAGTTAGGTAGCATAACTAGTAAGGGCGCTAAGATCGAAAGGTCTTGGTTAACTGAATGGGTGACCTTCCTTAGAGGTAAGTTTGTGCGAGGGTTGGAAATGCATACAGGTGAGAAGCTCTTAGACGTTGGGACCGATGTCTTGAGTAGACCATCAGTGTTTCCCATCATGAAGTCTTCTGCGGACCTTCCTAACGTAGATTGGGAAGCCAACGAAGTCGGTCCATCAACCTCATTCGGATGTCGGTTTAACGCTGCGAAGCGTTGGACAGAAGGTTCATGGGGCTGGTCCTTGTTCCGGTACCTTTCGGTTCATCCCGGAGGGGAAGGCACAACCCAGTCCTTATGGACTCTGATGCTTGAGGTCGCGGAGGCCGCGCCCCTAGCACAATCTCGGACGGCGTCCGATACTGTGTTAGAGACTCTTAGAAGAAAGCGAAGTGACCCCGCTCATATAAGAGCGAGGAAGCTGGACGAGTACTCGAATGGGTCGAAAGCTAACGGTCGACTATCTGTAAAGATAGAACCTGCGGGCAAAGCCCGGGTTTTCGC